TATTCCTTTTAACATTTTTTTCTTCTCTGCGTCAGTATACCCATACAATGACAGTATACGATCACAAGCATCTTTATTCAACAATTCTAAATATTCAGTAGCTTCACTTTTACTAACCTGATAATGTTCTGACAACTGATCGATTAGTTTAACGTCATACTTGTCAGACTTTTTACCTTTAACATATTTTGCAAATGCTTTATTATTAGGAAGAAGATCATGATATAACTTATATGTATCTCTAGGTTTGAGTTGTCCTATAGTATAACATTGTAATTCATTAACCAAGTCGGTTAGCTCCATTCGCATTGATAGCCAACGATTCACAATAAATGGAGAGAACTTTTTTTGTTCTATGTCTGTCCATTTATCCCAAGCTTTCTTTTTACTGGTTATTCCACTTATAAAATCAAATATTGTTGCCATTATAATTTGTATTTTTTTCTATATTGTTGTTCAAAGACAGTTCCAAATCCAATTTCTAATATAATTGCGTTGTCGGGTACGCCTACTAGTTTCTTTGCAGATAAAATTTCATCTACACTTTTCTTTTTATATGTTTTTATTTTAGTTCGAGCGTTGCTACGATTACTAGTTTTAAACACGATGGCACATTGTGCTTTAAATATTTTTTCAGACATAATTATAATTCATTCATAATATTAACAAACATAGCCATTATGTTTATTTCCTTGTCTACAACGGTTACATCTTTAAATTGGGCTTCTGCTATAATTAAAATTACAGCTGCTACGTGACCAATTGCAAATTCTTCAAGATTGTCATATAAAAATGTATATAATGGAGTAAAATCTCTAACTTTACTATCAGCTATACATTTTCTAATTTTATTGAACGTTGCTTTTTTGTCTTTAGCAGTTTTAAGCATTTCCAACACTTCAGTCATATAATTTGCTTGTATAGCACTTGCTTTGTCTAATTGTAACACACCATCAACTACAGATGCTTGTGCTGCATTGATTGCTCGACGTATATCTGGATATGATGCATTGATAATCGCTGCAATATCTTGAACGTCATAAGTTACACACTTTTCTTCTAACACAGTAACCAATCGTTTTGCTACATCTGTTTTATTAGGTGGTGTTATTGCAAATGTCTGACATCTACTCTGAATTGGATCGATAATCTTTTCTACATAATTACAAGTTAATATGAAACGAGTAGTTTTACTATATGTCTCCATTAGGTTGCGAAGTGCCGCTTGAGCATTTGGTGTCAAGTAATCAGCTTCGTCTAATATTACAATCTTCCATCGTTTAAATCCTACCGTTGATGCATATCGCTTAATCTTATCTCGTACTGCATCAACTGAGTTTTCATCCGATGCGTTGATATACATAACATCAGCTTCTACGCTATTAGCAATTATCTTGGCTAATGTTGTCTTACCTGTTCCAGCTGGGCCATAAAATAATAAATGTGGCACATCACCATTCTTGATGAATATCTTGACTTTGTCAATAATATGCTCATTACCAATATATCCATCCATTGTATCTGGGCGGAAGGATTCTACCCATAGTGTGTTTTCTGTTACTCCAAACATAATTTATTTATTACCTGTTGATCCAAATCCATTTGCACCTCGGTGACTCCCGGTGAGTGTGGTTGCTGGACTCCATTCTATTTGTTCTACTTTATTTAATACTAATTGAGCTATTCTATCACCAGTTTTTACTACAAAAAACTCAGTTCCATGATTAATCAAAATTACTCCAATTTCTCCCCGATAATCTGCATCGATGGTACCTGGACTATTTAATACCGTTACGCTTTTCTTTAAAGCTAACCCGCTTCTAGGTCTTACTTGTATTTCGTATCCAACTGGAACTTCTACAAATAAGCCGGTTGGAATTAATGCTGTGCCACCCGGTGGTATTTCAGTGTCATACTTTGCATTACACAACACATCACAACCTGCTGCTTGGGGCGATTCATATTGTGGAAGTTTAAAATTCGATGTTGTTACTACATTAACATTCATATTAATTTTGTAATTGTACTAACCAATACTGTGATTCAAAATCTGGACCGCTAAAATCTATTCTAGACAAACCATGACTTGATACATGCATTGTACCTTTATCGCCTTTATTTGCAACTAATACTTCTTTAAGTTTATCAGCGCTAAAACATATTGGGTCTAAATCTGCAACATCTGTCATACCGACATCAAATGTAATATTGTCGGAGTTAACGGTTGTATAATTAATAATAAACTTAATTGCACCACTAACTACTTGCACTGCAAAATTCTTAGCATCTGGTAGTGCATTCTTTGCTTTGATAAATTTACTAATGAATTCATCGTCTATTGGAAGTGTTACTTCATATGGTGGTTCAGCATTGATAGCGGGAACTGCAGGGATAACGGTTGTGTCTGCTAACATAAAGGTTGCTCTAGTGCTTCCCTCACTAATCTTCATAGCATAGTTTTTACCGGCAGCATCTTGCACATCAATATTGATGTTTTCGCCAAGTGCAGACAACATTTTCATCAATGCTCCGGTATGATTGATTCCCAATTCTCCCTTCATAAAAGGAGTCGTCTTCCATTGCAGTTTCCCAACCACAGTTTGATCCATATCGATAAGTTCACAACTTACCCCTGTTTCATTTTCTTTTAATATTACCGCTTCGCAATTACCTGCAAGATAATAACGATTGATAAATGATTGTAATTTACTTTTTTCCATTATTTATAACCTAGTTTAAAATTTAAAAAATTTATTGAATTGTTTAATATCGGTGGTCGATATACTTTCGCCACCAAACTTTTTGTATGTTTTCTTATATGTTGAATATACATTCATTGCATTGTCTGGATCTGAAAACATTTCATGTAATGATAAAATAACATTGAATAATTCCTTTGGAATTGCTGTTTCTAACAATTCAACGTGACTATCTGTTAATTTATTAATATCCTTTACAATTTCACAATATAAATGCGTATTATGCACAACCATTCGAGGCATACCTTCTTGAGAATATCGATCTAATCCGGTAGTAGTTTGACCTCCTAAATACTCATATGTAAAGTCATTACATGCTGGACAATTGATACTACATGGTACATGTTGCGTTTTATCTATAGTAATGGTTCCATCTTTGCCATTTCTGATATGTGTCTTCCTTCGATATTCAGCATTCTTTGGAAAATACAATTCCGTGAATGTTTGAGTTTTATAATTTCCAGAATGCAAATATGTTCCAAATACTGGATATTGCCCGGGGGAAGATGAATCTGACATCAATTGGATCCTATTGCCAGTTAATGTATTTAATAATTTCTGCAATGTTGCTAATATAAAGAAATCTGATATTTTACTTATACCTAATAAGTGTATGTATTCAACATGACCTTTTTCAAACTCTCTTTCTTGAAGCATTAATGCAATTACATACATAAAGTCGACTAATTTCTTAGGACCTCCAATACACCAACCTTTAAAGTCAAAGTCTTTGAACTTATGATACCATTCTTTGTATTCTTCACTGAATGTACCTTGTATTACATTTAAGAATTTTGTCTTACCACTTTGATTCTTTTCAAAGTATTTAAAATTGTCAAATGATATATCCATTGAATCTTGGAAACGATTTTCAAATGTAACTCGGGGTGGTATATCTAAGTTTGCTGCTACATCACTATTAGCTTCTAACCAATGAAATATCTTTTCTCGAATTGTGCTATCCCATTTTAAAGCACCGGTAGCAATCTGGAATCCGCCTGAGTCTCCAAATACAAATGTACCATCATCTAACCCTAACTGATCTCTAAAGTCCATTTTTTTATAATGATGGCCTGCAGTTACCAAGAAGTGTGGGTGTCGCCATTTGTCTGGGTATTCTTTTGCAAAGAATCGCATTGTAGTGCCATCTTCAAATTTAGTATCTTTCTTAAAAGCCGATACCATACTACCTGCCGAGAGTGACGGTATATATAAAAACTCTTTTTTATCCATTTTGTTCCTTTTCTAATAAATGTTTACAATATGCTTCTTCGTGCCACACATTAATTTCTCGATCATAATCATTGGCAATGATATACCCTTCCATTTGGCGACCTAAATCAGATAGTAACGGGAAGCGCATAGTTTGGAAGTTATTACCGGTATCAATCACATTAGTGAATATTTTCAAACAATCGTTAACATCGAATGGTTGATATAATTTATCTTTTGGGATAAATTCCGGGAATGATCTAAAATTTGGATATACCACATCGCATCCAAACAATGTTGCTTCTAATACTGTCCAAGAAACATAGTCTTGCAAAGCTGAATTAAATTGTATTCGAGCAGTGGATAATTGTTCGTAATATTCTTGTTTAGTTAAATTATGCATACAAACAAATCTAGGCTGACGTTTTTCTAATTCATACATTGCTCCTAATACTCCAGGCAATGATGATTTAAACTCTTTGCCAGATGTGGTAACGTGCCATGTCCAATCAGGATTATCTGCTAAAAATGCTTCGGCAACTTCAAGCATAAAGAATGGATTCTTTTCCTTGTCTAATCTGCTTGAATATACTACAGTATCATTTCGCTTCTTGAATGGATCATAATTTGGATTCTTATCTAATGCCAGTTCTGCATGTAATGGGAGTGATACAACGTGTATTGGGGCTTCGAATCCCGCAACTCTTAATTGCTCTTTGTGAATTGTCGATCCTACAAATATACCCGTCATTCGTTTATCTAATCCTAACTCAAAACCACGCATCCAATTGCGCATTGGATATGTAAAGTCATATTCATCTACGCTTTGTGCATGTAGCATTGAATAGAATTTTAAATCAATACCATATAAATCTATTGCATATAATATAGACTCAATACCCGGATGCCAATAGTCTTGAAGGAATATAATGTCCCCATCATTAACTTCGTCTCGATTGAGCATATCCAAAAAGTTAGAACATTGACTCATTGCAAATTTACCACGACCTACCGCATCTAATACTGCGCCTATCTTTATTTGTTGATCTGGGTCAAAGTCGCCTTCGATATCAATAAACTCTAAACGGTCTGCATATGGCTCAAATGTGGCCGGCATCCATTCTTTTGATAGCTGATATGTATATCTAGCTTTTAGTGGCTCTAGGCCAAAATAAAATAATTTTCTCATCTTTCTATTATTGCTCCGTTTTCCCAATCTTCCCATACTTCTACTTTGTATAAATTTTCATTTGCAGAATGAGTTAATATCCAATCTCCAATATCTTCACAGCTCATTCGGCCAAACTCTAATATACTACCACCAAATGTAACTCTTAATTGTTTTTTTAATTTTCGTTGCATTAAAATAAATTCTTCATCTCTATCTGTATGCGTTACTTGAGCGTAACAACGAAATCCAAATTGATGTCGGTGTCTATCTGATAAAAATGCTACTTCTGGAAATACTTCTTTGGCTTCTGGCCAACAATGAAAGCCTTCCATACTAAATGATACTACTACGCTATATTTCATACTTCTTCGTCAAATTTATAGTTATCTGGTTTTATTTCCATCATGTTGCATTTGGTAACTTGATGCACACGATACCAACCGGCATCAACACTGAATGTGTCTGTGTCTTTGAGCTTTTGCAATGATTCGTCTTGAATACGATATATAACATGGCATCGATTAAATATGTCTGGTGGAAGATTTTCTAATACATTACTATTTGCTTCGATAGTTACTACACAATTAGTAGTGTCTAATATCGCTCGGATTGGATCATATAAATTTTGTTTATTCTGCCAATTATCAGAATTTTTAGCAGATTCCATATATTCAATAGTAAAATAATAATGAGGATACGTTTGAAGGTTGTCTACATTGATACCATTACCT